TTAACGAACAAATGATTGCGGAAGGATATGCATGGTCATATGATGGTGGAACTAAACAGAAAAACTTTGAAGTGTTAAGAGGGATTCGTCGTTCATATGGAACCCTTGCTGAGTGAGCATTAAATTTTAATAAAGGTCTCTATATAGTATGGAACACTGAGGTCTATCATGCTTGCATTTCTTCTTCCACTTGCATCAAAAATCGTAAGAGACGCTGTTGCAAATATTCCTGATAATGAAGAACTAGGTGAAAAACTTATTGATCTTTGTCTAGTCATCCTCAAGAAGGCAGTTACACTGACCAAGACTGATATGGATGATCAACTTCTAGAAGTCGTAGAAAAGGCGATTAAGGCTAGAGACGAAGAGTGATCCTTGAGGAGGCCTCATATTAGAGGTCTCCATTTTTTATAAATATCTGTATACAATAGAAAATCATGGGGAATTAACATGTCTCTCTGGGGTAACAAAGATACTGTCTATTCGACAGGTAATATCACCACAATCACAACTGGTGGTGTAGTCACTGGATCTGGTACAACTTTTTCCTCTTCTGGATTGGTTGAGGCTGGTCAGGTAATCGAGATGGGTGCATATGGTAGTGGTGTCATTAAGTCTGTAGATTCTAATACACAATTAACACTCGACAGCGCTGCTGGTCTGACCGCAGGTTCTAGTTTGACTCAGGCATTTAACATCAGTGAGTCTCCTAAGTATCTTGCTAAGGACTCCCACTGGGCAGGTAACGAGATCTATGGATCTGACCCTGATGAAGTCGAGGCTGCAGCAGGAACAATTTACGAACACACCCACGCAGGTTGGGTTGGTATCACTACCTATACCGATACACATGGAAACACCAGAACCAAGACTGAGGTCTTCGTCGCTGGATCTTCGATTACTACTGACGCTGGAGACGACTCCGTACTGGCAGATAGCTGATAAATGGTCTAAGTTTTTATGAGATTTGATGAGTTGAACGAAAACAATTATATAATGTTTGCTATAAAACATTATGACAATCCTCATGCAGTCACACAAGATGACTTCTATGAGGATATGAAAAGGTTTAAGTGGATTAAACGTCTACTTAAAAGATATAAGTCAACAGGTGTCCTCAAAACACACCTGTTGATAAATCACTTTATCATTTTGTATAATGTATTTGGTGAAGCTGCGACTCCTTTGTTGTTCTATAAGATCGACAAGGACTTGTGGCCTGTCATTAAAAGTTTTATAATCTACCTGGAAAGACTTCCAGAATACCCAATCAGCAGTCTGCACACCATTCCTGTAGACGAAGAGTGTTTAGATACGATTAAACAAGTATGAATGACCCCAGACTTGAAAATTCGATTAGGTTGATCCGCAACCTTATGGAGGATGCTCCTGTCAATTCTGTGGGTGGTGGTCACATTGCTGGATTGGGTGTAGGTGATCAGGGAGAACCACCTGGTATCCCTGCAAGTAAGAAGAAGAGAAAGAAGAAAAGATATATTTACCAGAAAGGACTTCGTAAATGGTGGAACGCACTAATCGAGAAGTAAAATGGCATTTGGACTGGGAAAACTTGCAGTTCTAGAATCAAAGTTAGATATTTACGAAGACCTGTCCAAGGAAATGTTGGACAAGTTGGAACGTGCTGTATCTACAATATCAGAGAATAATAACAAAGTTGCGATCATCCTGGAACGACACGAGAATCGTATAGAGGAAGGTGAACGCACAAACGAGGCAATTATAAAACTCATTGAGAAAGTTGACGAGAAAGTTGACACTCTTGAGTGTAAGATCAATCAGTTACAGAAGTTTAGATGGATGACTGTGGGTGTTGCTATCGCCGCAGTGACAATCCTAAAAGCTCCTGACATTTTCGGTAATTTCTTGACGCCGCAACCTAATGTGGGTATGATAGAGGGAACGCATATTCACCGACTCGGATGAGCCTGATTGATTCCAAGTATATTGGACTGATCTCTATCAAACTGCAGAAATTCTCTAAGAAGAAAGACGGACTCTATACGTTCCGTTGCCCTTATTGTGGTGACTCGCAGAAACATAAGAACAAGACTCGCGGATATATTTACAAGTTAAAGAACGATCATAATTTCAAATGTCACAACTGTGGCGTCTCTAGATCCTTCACAAACTTCCTGAAGGATAATGACCCTGCATTGCATGATCAGTACGTCTTTGAGAGGTATAAGGCGGGTGCCACGGGTCGTGGATCGAATACTCCTACACCGAAAGTTTCTGTTCCAAAGATGGAATTTAAGAAACCAGAATTCAAGAAAAAAGACTTCGATCTCAAAAAAATCTCAGAACTAAATACATCACACCCCGCTCGATTATTTTTAGAAAACCGAAGAATTCCCGATCGCTATCTAGACGAACTTTACTTCGTCGAAAACTTCAAGGAGTGGACTAACACTCAAAAATATACGTTTAACAATCTAGATAATGACGAACCAAGGATCATCATACCCCTAAAGAAGGATAAGAAAATATTTGGGTTTCAAGGTAGATCCCTCACACCAAAATCGAAAGTAAAGTACATTACTATCATTCTGGATGACGGACAACCAAAGATCTATGGACTTGATTCTGTAAATGACAAAAAACCAATCTACATCGTCGAAGGACCCTTTGACTCCACGTTCTTGGAAAACGCTGTTGCCATGTGTGGGGCTGACGTTGATGTTAGGTCGCTTGGTTGGAGCGATCATATTTGGGTTCTTGATAATGAACCACGCAACAGAGAAATCGTCAACCGAATTTCAAAACTCATCGATAGAGGACAGAAGGTAGTTATCTGGCCTGAATCTATAAAAGAAAAAGACATTAATGATATGATCTTAACTGGACTTAACGTTCAGGATGTGATAGACTCAAACGTCTATAGTGGACTACACGCTAAAACAAAACTTACTAGTTGGAAGAAAACATGAGTAACGGGACCAAAGTTGTTAAAAGGAACGGAAATACTGAGAGCCTGAACCTAGACAAGATTCATAAGATGGTTGAAAGTGCCACTGAAGGTCTTGCTGGTGTGTCTGCATCTCAAGTTGAAATGCAATCTGGCATTCAGTTTTATGATGGTATTACCACTGGAGAGATTCAAGAGATTCTTGTACGCTCTGCATCCGATCTGGTAGACCTCGATAACCCCAATTATCAATTCGTAGCTGCAAGACTTCTCTTGTTTGGTTTATACAAACAGGTTTTCGGTATCGAGTGGAAGAATGGATTCCCTCATATCCTAGAACACCTGAAGTCTGGTGCGACCAAAGGAATCTATGATTCCAAACTTTCGTCTCTCTACTCCCAAGAGGAGTGGGATAAGATCAATAGTTGGATCTATCATGATCGTGACATGTTGTTCACATATGCAGGTCTACGTCAGGTTACTGACAAGTATCTGGTACAGGACAGAAGTAGTGGGGAACTCTATGAGACTCCTCAATACATGTATATGTTAATCTCTGCAACAATTTTCGCAGGGTATGATGTAAATACTAGAATGGATTACGTTCGTAGGTATTACAATGCAATCTCCAAACACAAAATCAACATTCCCACACCTATCATGGCGGGAGTGCGAACTCCACTTCGACAATTTGCTAGCTGTGTTCTTGTTGATGTTGATGACTCCCTCGATTCTATCTTTAGCTCTGATATGGCTATTGGCAGATACGTTGCACAAAGGGCGGGAATCGGTATCAACGCAGGTAGAATCCGCGGCATCAACGCTAAAATCAGAGGCGGAGAGGTTCAACACACAGGTGTGGTCCCCTTCCTCAAAAAGTTTGAGTCAACTGTCCGATGCTGCACACAAAACGGGATCCGAGGTGGGTCAGCGACTGTCCACTTTCCTATCTGGCATCAAGAAATCGAAGACATCATCGTTCTGAAGAACAACAAAGGAACTGAAGACAATCGTGTCCGTAAACTCGATTATTCGATTCAAATCTCTAGGATTTTCTATGAACGATTCATTCAAGACGGAGACATCAGTCTCTTCAGTCCGCACGACGTTCCTGGTCTGTATGATGCTTTTGGTACTCCTGGATTTGACGACTTGTATGTGGGTGCTGAACGAGATGAGTCTATTCCAAGAAAAGTTGTCAAAGCTCAAGAACTTATTCTGGATCTTCTAAAGGAACGTGCAGAGACTGGTCGTCTTTATATCATGAACATCGACCACTGCAACGAACACTCCTCTTTCATTGACAAGGTTAATATGTCTAACCTCTGTCAGGAAATTACTCTTCCAACTGATCCTATTCAACACATCGATGATTCGTCGGGTGAGATTGCTCTGTGCATTCTCTCTGCAATCAACGTCGGTAAACTTCGTGACCTAAATGATCTGGAAGATCTTTGTGATCTCGCTGTTCGTGGTCTTGAAGAACTGATTGACTATCAGGACTATCCTGTAATCGCTGCAGAAATTGCAACCAAAGCACGTCGTTCTTTGGGTGTAGGTTTCATTGGTCTTGCACACTTCCTTGCAAAACAGGGACTCAAGTATGATGATCAAGAGGCTTGGGTAAAAGTACATGAGTTGACCGAAGCCTTCCAATACTATCTTCTTAAGTCATCGAATGCCGTTGCTGCGGAGAAAGGTCCATGCACAGACTTCAACAGAACAAAATACTTTCATGGTATTCTTCCTATCGATACCTACAAGAGAGATGTGGACGAAATTGCGAACCCTGGACTGAATTATGATTGGGAAGGTCTTAGAGTATCTATCGCCAAACACGGACTTAGGCACTCAACATTGTCTGCTCAGATGCCATCAGAGAGCAGTTCCGTTGTGTCAAACGCAACAAATGGAATCGAACCACCTAGAGGGTATTTGTCCATTAAAAAGAGCAAGAAGGGCCCGCTTAAACAGATTGTCCCTGGTTACCAACATCTCAAGAATAATTACACTCTCCTCTGGGATATGCCTGACAATACTGGTTATATTAATGTTGTTGCCGTCATGCAGAAGTTCTTCGACCAAGCCATCAGTGGAAACTGGTCCTACAACCCTGAGAACTATCCAGACAACGAAGTTCCAACATCTGTAATGGCACAAGACTTCCTCCGAACTTACAAATATGGTTGGAAGACTTCTTATTATCAAAACACCTACGACAATAAGACAGATGAAATCAAGGAGGATACGAGTAACGAACAACTGAAAGTTCTAGAACAAATGTTAATGGAATCGCAAGAAGAAGATTGCGAAAGCTGCAAAATCTAGTAAACTATACCCACAACGGAGAAACAAATGATCGAAGGAATGACAGTATTCAACACCAGTACCGATGTTGATAGTCGTAAACAACCCATGTTTTTTGGACAACCACTGGGTTTGCAGCGTTATGATTCTTATAAGTACCCTATCTTTGATAAACTGACGCAACAACAACTTGGATATTTCTGGAGACCCGAGGAGGTCTCCCTTCAGAAAGATCGTAGTGATTACCAACAACTTCGTCCCGAACAGAAACACATCTTTACTTCTAACCTGAAGTATCAGATCATGTTGGATTCTGTTCAGGGTCGTGGACCTGCAATGGCTTTCCAACCTTATTGTTCACTTCCTGAGTTGGAAGCGTGCATGGAAGTTTGGGGATTCATGGAGATGATTCACTCCCGTTCTTATACCTATATTATTAAGAACGTATATTCTGATCCTGGTGAAGTCTTCGATCATATTCTCGATGACGAGAAGATCGTTTCCCGTGCCGCATCTGTAACAGGTGCATATAATGATTTCATTGCTGCTGCACAACAATATGGAAACACCAATGATTGGAAACATGCACAAGAAGAAGCTGGCTATTTCAGAGACGAACGTCGTGAGTTGAAGCGTAAACTTTATCGAGCTGTTGCTAATGTCAACATTCTGGAGGGTATTAGGTTCTATGTCTCGTTCGCTTGCTCGTTTGCGTTTGGTGAACTCAAGCTTATGGAAGGATCCGCAAAGATTATCTCTCTTATCGCAAGAGACGAAAATCAGCATCTTGTCATTACTCAAAACATCCTCAACAAGTGGAAACAGGGAGATGACCCCGAGATGCAAGAAATTGCGAAGGAAGAAGAACCTGTAATCACCGAGATGTTCCGCAAGTGTGTGGATGAAGAGAAAGCCTGGGCAGAATACTTGTTCAGAGATGGATCTATGATTGGTCTCAATGATAAACTTCTCAACAACTATGTTGAGTGGATTGCAAATCGTCGTATGAAGGCGATTGGTTTGAAACCCATCTATGACATTCCCGCAAAGAACAATCCACTTCCCTGGACTGAACACTGGATTTCTTCTAAGGGTCTTCAGGTTGCACCACAAGAAACTGAGGTTGAGTCCTATGTTGTTGGTGGTATCAAACAAGATGTGAAGAAGGACACCTTCGCTGGATTCCAACTCTAAATAAAAATACGAACTGATTTGAATTAAACTTCATGGCTACTAGAACTAGTATTCCACGGGTAGTTTCTGAACAACTACCCGCAAACCCTTTTGCTTTTGAAGTACTTGCACTTGTATCTAAACAAAGAAGCAATGCAAAGAAAGCAGAAGTCCTTAGAACTTACTCCGATCCATCTCTACAGACTCTTCTGATCTGGAACTTTGATGAAACTGTCATCTCTGTTCTACCAGAGGGTCTTGTTCCATATTCTAGTGTTGGACAACAAAATGTTACTCAGGGAACTCTGAGTTCCAATATCGAACGTGCAGTTGGAATGATGGATGAACTAGATTCCAATTCTATTGGATCTCAGGATATGGGTAGAACTTCTATCCGTAAAGAATATACCTACTTTTATAACTTCGTAAAAGGTGGTAATGATAGACTCTCTCAGAGAAAGAGAGAAACAATGTTTATCAATATTCTAGAAGGTCTTCACCCACTAGAAGCAGAGATTCTAATGTTGGTGAAAGATAAGAAACTTTCTGATAAGTATAAGATTTCTCAGAAAAATGTTGCGGATGCATATCCAGAAATTAACTGGGGTAACAGATCCTAAATATCTTTATAAAAGAAAGTAATTTACATCAATGGCATACCAAGGTATTAGTACTGGAACAATTCCTAATGATGGAACTGGTGACACTCTTGCTGGGGGTGCAAAAAAAGTCAATGAAAATTTCACCGAAATTTATAACTCCCTTGGTGATTTGGGTGTCATTGGAAATGCAGAACTGAGTCAAGTTTCATGTACTGGAATTATTACTGCATCCAGTTTTGTAGGAAACTTAAACGCAAATAGTTTAAACCAAGGGACTATCCCTAATGGTAGATTCCCTGCGACAATTCCTGGTGACTTGAGTGGTAATGCTGCAACTGCAACTCAGTTCTTCGACTCAGTTCTTGTTGGTGGTGTTCCCTTTAATGGTGCTTCCAGTATTAACCTCCCTGGTGTAAATATTGCAGGTGATCAAGATACTTCTGGTAATGCAGCAACTGCAACTCAGTTAGCAGCTTCGGTTAGTATTGGTGGAGTTTCTTTTGATGGTAGTGCTTCCATCGATCTTCCTGGTGTAAACACCGCAGGAAACCAAGATACATCTGGAACTGCAACAGTTGCAACTAGAGTAAGTGATACCGCTGCACCATCAACTGCAACAGATGCTGGTACTGCAGGAGAAGTCCGTTACGATGGTAGTTACATTTACGTTTGTGTTGCAACAGACACCTGGGTTCGTGCAGCTCTTTCTACTTGGTGATATTTAATTTTTAGTATGCAAAATTTTGTCAAACATTGTGTAAACAATGGTGGTGTAATTAAACCTCTCGTCATTCCATCAGGAGAAACAAATGGTACGGGTCTTTTCAACCCTACTATTTTTGTTGATGGCGATGAGATTTATGTAAATATACGTCATTGTCAATATACCCTTTATCATTCAGAACTCAATAGGTTTGAACACCAATGGGGACCTCTGTTATATTTGAATCCAGAAAACGATATTACCCTTACAACTACAAACTTCTTTTGCACTTTAGATTCTGATCTAAACATTGATAGAATCCATCGTGTTGATACTTCTAGTTTTGATAGAAACCCTCTTTGGGAATTTGTTGGACTAGAAGATTGTCGTATTGTAAAATGGGATAATAAGTTCTACCTTTCAGGTGTCAGAAGGGATCTTGACACTATTGGAACGGGTAGAATGGAACTATCCGAACTAGATATTTCACCAGATCGTGTAAAGGAAGTATCTAGATTTAGAATCCCTGCACCTGCACCAGATACTTCTTATTGTGAGAAGAACTGGATGCCTATCGTGGACAAGCCATTCCACTATGTGAAGTGGAGTAATCCCACTGAAGTCGTTCGTGTAGACACTTCTAAGGTCGTTACTACAACAACTCACCTAGGATCAGAAAGAGACCTATCCCATGACCTTAGAGGTGGGTCTCAGGTGATTCCATTTAAGGATGGGTATCTTGCAATTCAACATGT